CAAAATAGGAGTTTCCTAATTATGGAAAGCCGTTGGACCTTAAGCGACCAGAAAATCCCAGCCGGTCTGATCCCTTTCCTGTCTAGTACCTGGGTAGGGAGTCAAGTTGATCTGCAAAGTCCATTACTTAAGGGGACGACCCGTAAGGAATTGCTGCGTGATTTCTGGCGCGAAGCAAAAATGGATGAATTGCAGGATTCTCACCCGCGCTTGTTCGCTTTGGAGCAATCTGAAGCTAAGAAGTTTGGCCCGTTCAGTATTCGGCAACCATTTGTCGATCGGATTGAGAGCGTTGCCTCGTATCTCGGACCCAAAAGGTTCGAGCCCGACGCCTCAGCCCTGAATTTCGCTATCCGTAAGGTTAGTCAGTTGATTAAACCGGGTAGCTTGCGGCCGTGGTCCCTGAAGCGTGTTTATGAGTCGTCGACGAAAAGCACAAATTGGGGATTACCTTATTTCGACCAAGGATCGAAGCAGTATTTACGTTTGGCTATGAAGGGTCTTGATGCAAACGTGAAATACCCATCCTTGTTAGGCTGGCGTGGACAAGCCAGTGGCACTGATGTCCCCAAACAACGCGTGGTCTGGATGTTTCCACATTCATTAGTCCTGCATGAAGGGCGTTATGTCGGGCCCCTGATGGAAAAGCTCTCCCAAAGTGAGAATTTTGGTTGGGATGATATCCATAAAGTGCGGGCCCAAGTGCATAATTGGACTAAGTTGGCAATACGTGAAGGATACAAGATTTGGTCCTTTGATGCATCAAAGTTTGACCAGTCTCCTTCACAAGAACTTATTCGTATTGTCTTCTTGATGATAGCGGAATGGTTTGGTACCCGGAATGCCGAGAGTTTCCGAGACTTACAAGTCCTTGGCGATTACTTCGCCACGAGTCCCATCGTTTACCCACAAATGTCTAAAGATGGGCGTATAATACCACGAATCTCTGAAGAGCGTGTTGGAAGCGTTCCAAGTGGTTCAAAGTGGACGGCAGTCATTGATGCCTTGTTGAATTTGCTGATTCAATATTATACGTCCTATCGATTAAACTACCATATCCTTCGGATGAAGGTGGTCGGGGACGATGCAGTGGTTGTCTTAACAGGCAGTCCTGACTTGGAGGATCTGGAACGAGTGGTAGGAGAACTTGGGTTTACAGCAAATCCTGAGAAACAAGTGTACAGTACTGTGGAAGCGAGTTTCCTGCAGGACTTATACACTGAAGAAATCCCCGGTGGACGTGCCCTAACGAGGACGCTTAACTCAGCAGCGAGCTATGAGCGATTCGCAAAAGGTTGGAACAGCGCAATGGACATTATTCGGTGGTGGTCGCAGTTGAACAATAACAATAACCACCCCTATTGGGAACGCCTCATTACCTTCATTGCATCACGTGACAAGTATCAATTAGGCCGATTTTTTGAATCACCTGACGTCGTCTTTCAAATGGCAGGCGGTCGTCAACATGTGGAGGAGACCTTAAAAATCGCAGCCTACCGTGGCCCAGGTAAGGAATTACCTGTTTCCAACTCACCCATCATACTTAAGCTGGAAGAGATGGGCTGGTGGTCATAAAAGTTGGTCGTCTAGGGGTCTTAAATGGGCTAGACAGCACATACGTTTAGTTGACCTGCCAACGAAGCACTCGCTTGATACGATGTAATAAATGTCACCTTAATAATAGGTACGGCAAAACGAGCAC